GTGCCCACGTCGTGGCCTGGGACAGTGCCCACGTCGTGGCCTGGGACAGTGCCCACGTCGAGGCCAGGGGCAGTGCCCACGTCGAGGCCAGGGGCAGTGCCCACGTCGAGGCCAGGGACAGTGCCCACGTCGTGGCCAGGGACTTTGTGGCCGTTCACAATCACAGCAGCGAGGCGGTCATCACCGCTGGCGGATCTGTGGCCGTAATTACACCGTCGTATCCAAGCGATCCGAAGGCATGGTGTGCCATAAAGGGTATTCAAGCCCAAGGTGGCCTTGTGCGGCTGTGGAAGTCAATCCGCGCCGACGGCTGTGACTTCCACACCGGCAAGCTGAACTATACAGCAGATAGCGGTGTCATTGCCCCGGACTGGGACCCGGCATTTGCCCACGAGTGCGGCAGCGGGCTCCATCTGGCTGATAGTCCGTCAGCGGCACGCCTCTTTGTACCGAGCGAGTCACGCGGTGACTTCCGCCTGCTGGAAGTTGAGGTGCGAGTTGAGGACTGCCGTGTCAAGGGCGGTGACATGCAGTACCCCATGAAGTTGCGCGCGAGGGCGTGCCGTGTTGTGCGTGAGGTTCCGCGCGACTACCGATGTGAGGGTGGACCCAATGCCCAAGAGTAAACCCGCCCCCGATCGATGCTGCTACGTCTGCGGGGACACGATCAACAATGGCCCGGTTCACATCGGGAACCATCTGTATCGCCATGCCGGTTGCGTTCCGGGTGGCACGGCCTACATGAAGCGTGACGACCTGGGGAAAGTCTACGCGGCCAAGTTCGGCGTGAGCTTGGCGGAATACAGGAAGGCGGAAGGCAATGTCTGAAATGAAAAGGCGGCTCAGATCGTATTACCTCCTTGGCTTCGCGCGATCCACGGTAGAGGCCGGGATGGAGTACAACGAAAGCGAGGCGCAACAGCTTGCGGACGATGACCTTGAATACGTGTGGCAGAATTGCAGCCGGAACAAGACCTACGGCAAACTGGCGCGCGTGGCTAGAGACCTTACAAATCGGCTTGCTGTACAATCGGAGGGCTGAAGCATGAAGAAACAGATCACACAGCAGCTTGAACGGAAGCGCGCCGCACGTCTCCGCGAGATCCGCGCCGCCACCGGTCTGAGCCGTGAGCGCTTCGCCGCCCTGATCGGCCGAACCGCTACCACTGTATTCCGTTGGGAGAAAGGAACGGTCCCGATTGACTTCCTCACCATGGCCGGTATCGAGGCCATTGTCGGAAAAAATCTGGAATCAGCTTGACATTCCCTGAAAATGGGATATGGTATTATTGACATGGGTTGGAGAGCCCCCAATGAGCAACCTGAACGCACAGAACGCGAAGCCCTACCATCCCCCGGCAAGGGCATTCCTCGGCTCTCCAAGCCGCGTTCTGTGCGTTCTTTCTTTTTCCCGCCAGGGCGCGGCGCAGGCGTTACCCTCCGCCAATTCTGTAGCGCCGCGCCCTGTCATTTGGAGGGCTGATTGATGGTCGAGGCCAAGAAAACCCCGGAAGAAAGGCTGGCAGAGATCGCGCGTACCGTGAGCCGGCAGGAACCGGATGCCGAGAAGGCTGCCGAGATCGTGTTGCGGGCCGTGGATCGTGCCAAGGCGCTCCGGCAGGCGCTCTTGCGTCCCATGATGCGCACGGCAGTATACAAGGCCGTTGAGGACGCGCGGTATCAGCGCCGGCGCACTCTGACGAACATCTGCACGCGCGGGCTTGACTCGCTGTCTGCCGCTGCCGAGGCGGCCCGTAACACGATCCTTGACACGTACATGGTCGGGAAAAAGTGCCTGGGCGATTGTACGCGTGACGATCTGGCCGAATCCACGGAAGGCCACAAGGCTGCCATCGGCGGCCGGATGCGTCGGATTGCCTTTGAATCGGCAGTCGCCAAGACGCTCAAGACGCGGACGATCACGGTCCGCAGGAAGCACACGGCCGATTCGTTGACGGCCATCTTGATAACGATCCACGCGCCGGAAGGCGATGGCCATTCGCGATGTGACGCCCATACTGCTGATGCCCGCATTTCCGGCGCGGTAGGAGCTTGATCTGATGGAGCGCGGCCACCGCCACAGTGCCGTCCATGTCAACTGTGCCGCGCTCCGCGAACTGAACGGACAGGCCGTATGTGATTTGATAACCAGCGCCGGCACGCCTGTCCATAACCATAACGCGACGGCGGGCCACGGACAAGGTGCAATCCGAATGATGGTTGCCTGCCGTCGCAAGGAGAACTAAGATGGCCAAGAACAAAGCAAAAAAGGGATGCGCCAGCCTAACTTCGAAACCCATTGAGACAGTGCGCGTCCCTGAACCTGATAGCGGGCGGGCCACCTTGATCGTGACATCCAAAGACGCCGAGTCCGCCCGCACGAATGAGAAGGCGGAGGCCACCACGAGCCTGGCATCCATGAAAGTGCTGCCCACGCCTTCAAACGCCGATGGAGAGGGGGGCCACCGAACTCCTGATATCCATTCGGACCGCGCCCCCCTTCCCATCGACGATCTGCGCACGCTACAGGCTCACCGCGTCGCCACGATCCGCACGATCGGCCGAATTAACAACGCCACGCGCGCAATCGTGCGGAGCGCGCTGGGCTTCCAGGTTGGGATGACCGAAAAGGAACGGGCCAAGATCAACCGGCAGGCAGAAAAGATGGTCACGGCCATTCAGAAAGGCCTCGACATTGATGATACCCATGTCACGGTTGCCGAGGCCGTGACCCCTTTCTGTCTGAAGGATGCGGCTGCGGTCTTGCCGCAAGTGGAGTTTTGCAAGGGCCTTGAGAAGCAGATGCGGAAGATGGCGCGGGCGCTTCCGGTCTGGCCGTGGGTCGAAGCGCAACGCGGCCTTGGCGACCTGGGCCTTGCGATCATCGTGGGCGAGGTGGGCGACCTGTCGAAGTACGGCAACCCCGGCAAGCTGTGGAAGCGCATGGGTCTGTCCGTGTTCCGTGGCAAGGCCCCGTCAACGCTCCGGTCGCGCCCTTGCAAAGAGGATGACATGAAGGCGGACGATTGGGTTGCTCTGGGATACAGTCCGCGTAGGCGGTCGGCCATCTTCACGCTTGGGGACGCGCTTGTCAAGCAGGGCGCGGAATACCGGGAAGTGTACCTGACACGGAAGGCATACGAGTTGGATCGCGCGCCCGATATGACTCCGATGCACGCGCATCGACGCGCGCAGCGTTACATGGAAAAACGTATGCTGCGTGATCTTTGGCGCGAATGGAAAGCGGCGGACGGGGGCCATTCACGAGTTGATAACCACATCGCCAACGCCCCCGCCGCCGCAGACATGGGCGAGGCCGCAGGATAAAGGAGCCGATCATGATGGCCGGAAGAGTCACAGAGCCTTGGACAAAGGATGTCTTCAGGGCGGTTGCAAATGAACTTTTGAGTCACATGGACGATGACGATGACGCGGTGCCGTTTTCAAGCCCCACGGTCGCGGCCATTAGGAAGCTGGCCCGGCGTCGGAAAATCATGGCCCTGCATAGGAGGACGCACGGATGAAAGGAACACCGGCAACGCGGGAGGACATCATCAGTCAGCTTGAGAAGTACACGGAACGGTCAAGCCTCGGCGAAAACATCGTCTCAATGCCGTTCGCAGGACTTGCCGAACAACTCCGCAATGAGTGGAACATCCCCGAGTCCAACCTTCCCGACATGCCCAACCCGCCGCCCCCGCCGCCGGAAGTGCCCATCGGGCCGGGGGACGTGGTAACAATCGGGGGATACGTGGAAGAATGGTGGCTGTTGGTTGCGATAGATGGTGACACGGCCTTTTTGCGTGGCTTTGGATCAGCCAACACGTCCGACCTTGCCCGCGTCGGTGGACCCTGCGAGATCAAGCCCGGTGACGCGGTTCTTCTGTTGCGGGACAGCCTGCCTGGAGTCGTGATGGAGACATTCCGTGATGAGTCCTGTTTGGTTGTCACGGTTGATAACGCTGGCTGCAACTCCGGGGACTGGGCGCAAGCAAGCCGCCACGAACTTCGTCGCCTCACCGTCCCGGAGCCCAAGCCATGACCGAATACGCTGACCCCATCCGCTTCGCGTATGACCCGACCATCCAGGCCGAGCTTGACCAAGTGGCTGAGGACGAACACCGCCGCTGCCAAGAGCATCTGTTGAAAGAGGGCCTTATCAACGCGCGTGCGTTGGCGGCCCTGTACGAGCCGATCACGGAAGAGCCGGAAGAGGAGGGCGAAGAATATGACAGAAAACACGAAGGTTGCAGCAGGGATGGTTGACGGGGTTGCCTTGGCCCTGCGCGCATTGGAGGTCGCAGGGAAAGACCTTGAGCGGTTCGGAGAGCGCGTTGCGGACGGCAAGCCGGTTGCCCTGGCGGCCGGCAAAGCGATTACCGGCGTACCCTTTGCCGGCGGCCTGCGGATCACGATGTCAGCCGTGACAGGCTGTGTAGAATTGGATTGCGATCCGAAGCGGGTCAGTGACGTTATGCCCCTGCGGACGGCGCTTTCACGGGGCGGGTTTATGCAGATTGGCAAGGCGAGGGTCGAGCCTGAATGCCGGCAGGTGAGCTACCACTACAGCCTGGCAGTTGACGCGCCTGAAGGCGTAGTAGTCCGGTCCCTGGAGCTGATCGCCTCGTTCTGGGGTAGCGACGACATCGCAGAGGGCGCAGGCTGTCGGTTTGTGAAGGTGGGCGTCAAAGAGGAGCCCGTCTACGGCCTTGAATGTGACGGCGCGCCCGTTGACCTTGAAACTCAGGAGGGCGAGGAATGAGCGGACATCTCTACGAATACGGCGTGGCTATGCGGGGCCACATGGAGCAAATGGCCTCGGAAGAGTACAGCGACGAGTTTGACCTTGACCGGATCACGCAGGCCCAAGGCGACTTCGAGTCCAAGGCCGAGGACGTGGCCAAGTTCATCCGCCATCAGAAGGCCACCGCCGAGATGTTCAATACCGAGGCCACGCGCATGACGGCCAGGGCGACGGCCGCCACGAACAAGGCGGCCAGATGCGCGGAGTATTTGCAGCGTGAGATGGAGGCCATCGGCCGGGACAAGATCAAGGGGGAGAAGCTGACGATCACGCTGGCTAAGTGCCCCATGTCATGCATCGTCGTCAATGAAGGCGCTGTCCCGGAAGCGTTCAAGGCCATCGTCGCCACGGTCAAGGTCGACCGCACGGCCATCAAGAAGCACGTCAAGGAAACGGGCGAGGCCGTCCCCGGCGTCGAGATCATCTCGGACAAGCGCACAGTGAGGATACGCTGATGGACATGAGCCCCGAAGTGGACCAGATCGCGCTCGCCATGGTCAAGGTGCAAGCGGCCCTGAAGCCTGCCGTCATTGACTCTGACAACCCGTTTTATCACAGCCGCTTTGCATCCATCAACGCCGTTTGGGACGCCTGCCGGGAACTGCTCACGGACAATGGGCTGTCTGTTGTCCAGACCACGGACGAGGCCGCGTTGCCCGGACACGTCATAATCGTGACGACGTTGCTGCACAGGTCTGGCCAGTGGATTCGGGGCAGGCTGTCCTTGCCGACGCAGCGTGTTGACAAGCAAGGCAACCTCAAGCCGCCCGACCCGCAATCGTGCGGGAGCGCGATCACCTACGGCCGGCGCTACGGGCTGGCCGCTATCGTGGGGATCTGCGCCGACGAAGATGACGACGGGGAAGGCCAGATGGGACGGGGCAAGGCCCCGGCCAAGGGCAAGGCCTCCGCCAAGAAGCCGGCAGCATCGAAACCCAAGCCGGAGCCCAAGCGATCAGCCGAGGGCCTTCTGTGTCCAGACTGCGCCGGTCCCATGTGGGACAACCGGCCGGACCGGGCCAAGGACAAGGCCGACATCGAGGCCGGGACACGGACAAAGAAAGCCCGGCCGGCGTGGAAGTGCAAGGACAAGGCCTGCGATGGCTTCTGGTGGGACAGTGACCCGGACGGGGAAAAGGGCGCGGCATCAAAGCCCGAGGCCACGCAGGATGACAGCCTGCTCGGGCAAGCCAAGCGCATCCTTGCCCAAAGCATGATCGCGTGCGGCATCAATCTTGACGACATGCCGGTCAAGGTGCGGGATCTGTGCCGCAATGAGATGGGCTGTGAGCGCCTGGAAGACGCCCACGACGACCATCTGAAAAACATCATCGAGTTTGCCGACGATCCCGTGAATTGGGAAACGTGCAAGTGGACAGCTCCATTCTGAAAGGGCGATCTGTTATGCTATTCAAGATTCTCAACTCGGAGGGCCGCGCGTGCAACGGCGGAGATTTGGCCTGGACGCTCCCGACGCAGGATGACGAGGGCACCTGGACGCCCGGCGACTGGCACGAGATTGACGGCGATCCGATCTGCTGCAACCGTGGCTTCCACCTGATCCGCGCTCGGAAACTGTTTGCGTGGGTGCCTAAGAGCACGGGGGACCGCCTCAACCGTCGCATCTTCGTCGCGGAGGGCGGAGGCATCGCGTGCTGTCAGAAAGACAAGGCCGCGTTCAAGTGCGCTCGCCTCATGTGCGAGGTCACGCTGGGCTGGCCGCTGTTGCCCATGTACCCCGAGGCCCGCGCAGCGCTGGCGATGGTCACGGCGGATAAGGCCGATCTCAGCTGGGCCGATCTCGGCGGGGCCGATCTCGGCGGGGCCTATCTCAGCGGGGCCGATCTCAGCGGGGCCTATCTCAGCGGGGCCTATCTCCGCGGGGCCTATCTCCGCGGGGCCGATCTCGGCGGGGCCGATCTCAGCGGGGCCGATCTCGGCGGGGCCGATCTCGGCGGGGCCGATCTCCGCGGGGCCGATCTCCGCGGGGCCTATCTCCGCGGGGCCGATCTCGGCGGGGCCTATCGGCCCCTTGACCCGCCCGCGGGCTGGGTAGTCGGCCCTGGGGGGTTTCTAGGGCCTGTGAAGGGCAAACGATGAACGCCGCGCGACTTGAAAACAGCCCACGCCTTCAGCAGATTCTCAACACGCTGACCGATGGGTGCTGGCATACAAGTTGGGAACTGAGCCGCCGCTATAACCGATGCGCGATCAGCACGGACATCTCCGAGCTTCGGGCCAATGGCGTGACCATCGAGTGTATGCGGGTCGAGGGCCACGATGGCAAGCGGAGCGCGTGGGCGTACCAGATCCCGGCCGATAAGCTGTCGCTTGCCTCCGTCCTGCACATGGACGCCACGGACAAGGGGGAGGGCAACGATTGAGGACTGACACTGCCCAGTTGTGGAGAGTGGCAATTCTATTTCTGCTGCTGTATGCCTTTGCTTTGATCCGCCTGTTCAATGGCGACATTTTGTTGGGTGCCCTTTCGCTTGGCGCGTCGTTTGTCGCTTGCGCGCTATTTGACCATCTTGTGACCCACTGGATTGAACAGGGCGACAAGGAACACGGCCAATGAGCATCAACCTTTCCAAGGCCCCTTATCACGTCCGCCGCGCCCTGGCGCTTGCCCTGGGGGACGCGCTGAAGGTGTACCACAAGGAAATGATGCGCCTTATCCGGCAAGAGGTCGAGGGCCGAGGCGGGCAAGTCTGGTTCACGCATCAGTCCGGCCACGTCCGAGGGGACAAGGGCGTGCCCGACATAAAGTGCAAGGTCAACGGCCTGCACTTTGAGGTCGAGTGCAAGGGCATCGGGACCGGCGACACTGTACGGCCCGAGCAATGGGATTACATCATGGAGTGGTCGCCGCTGCTGCTCGTCCTTGTGGGCGGCGTGGACGTGGTAGCCGAGTACCTGAATCTGATGGAGGGGAAGGCGTGAACATGAGCACGACCAATCAGCACATTCTCTGCGAAATGGCCGCTACAATGCTAGGCGTGGAAACGTGTCCAGAAGCGCTCTGGGATAGAATCGCGGGCGTCTATATTCTCATGGCAAAGGTCAATCCCATGGCGTGCCTTGAAACCCAGACGCTTGCCCTGATCGTATCGGAGTACCAGCGGGACTGCGGGATGAACTCCGGGAACGGTGGAGCGTGATTATGGGAGCGGCCGCGGTGTAAGCGTCAGCCCTGTGCACGGGTAACTGTGGTCACACGCCGAGACGGAGGCGGGATTGATCCCCCGTTGTGCTCGGAGATGTCGGTTCGATTCCGGCCGGCCGCGCCCATGTCTTTGAAAGGAGCCGTGACATGTACATCGCAATCGTCATCATCGTGGGGTCCGTCCTGGGGACATCGACAGGCCTTGCGGTCGCGTTTGTCCTCACTCATTGGACCCCTTGACACGCCGCCCCGAATATGGTAGGATGCAGGGGCAATGAATATGGGACTCCCCATCGTAGAACTGCCCCAGACCTGGAACTCCGCGAGGATTCCGTGCCCACCCCATAGGGTATTGCGGTCTGGGGCGTCTCATTTTGGGAGACGGCCATGACGAACCGCGCCCCCGCCTACCAGTTCTATCCCGACAAATGGGACAGTCACACGCTCCATTTATCGGACGCAGCGTACACGGCATATCATCGTTTGTTGAACTGGATTTGGTGTCACACGCCTGGGCAATTTCGGATCAAGTCCGAGCAAACTGTTTTGCAGATTGCGACACGATGTGACCCGGAAAAGTTCGCGGCCGTGTGGGCAGAGATCATGTCTCCGGCCATGCCCCTGCTCAAGAAGCGCGGCAAGTACCTTATATCAGGGGGGTTACGGAAAGAGGCCGAAAAGCAAAAGGCCCGGCGCGAGAAAGCCCGCGACAGTGCGAACGCAAGGTGGGAGCAATGCGAACGCAATGCGAGCGCATCCCCCGAGCAATGCTCTCCATCTGTAGTTACATCTCCATCTACAGTTGTATCTGTAAAAGGGGGAAAAGGCGAACATCCCTCCCTGCCGATGATCGTCAAGCAGTTCTGTTCAAAAGCAAAGTGGATCGGGGACAAGGCCAAGGTCTGGCAATGCCTCTCCGATGCCATAGGCCATTACGGAGACGGCCCTGTCTCGGCCGAAGTCGCCAAGTGTGAGCCCGGCGACAAGCCATGGGAGATCGCTGACCGCCTCAGCGGGAAAGACGGGCGGAAGAAGGACGGCCCCAAGACGCCGCCCATTGGCGCGAATCCCGAGACGCCGTCATACAAGAAGCACGGCGTGACGGTCCGGACCGATGGACCATTGGCGACACCGGAGGAAGAGAAACACCTGGCTTTTTAGGAGGGCGTGAGGATGAACACGTGGGACGATATGAAACGCGCCATCAATGACGCGAAGACGATCATTCGTACGGCCGACGGATACGCCGCTGACATGGCGCGTATCATCGTGGGTCACCTTCGGTCGTGCCGTGTCTCTGCGGACACACTAAGCACGCTCAAGCGCGAGCTTCGGGACTGGGACATGCACAGGGCTACGTGGAAGGACAAAAAATGACCCATCCCAAGCTGCTGCCGGAGATCGCGCGGTGCCGATGTGGGAAGAGGCCCAAGCTGATGCCTTTTTGGAATGACGGCCACACGGAATGGAGCGTTCGGTGTTTTAGTTGTCTGTTGGTCGGGCCGTTTCGCATGACCGAGCGTGGCGCGATCAACGCGTGGAACCGAGTCATGGGGAGGGACGGAGGATGACACACGCTGAAATAATGGCGCTGGAGGCGGGGCCGGAGACGGATGCGCTGGTCGGGAAAGCGCGCGAGATTGAACCAGTGCTGTCGTGGAGAGTCTACGGGCCTGACGATCCTGGCGCGTTCTGCTACATGGCGGGGTCAAAGCGCGAGGCCGAGGCTTGGCTGGCTGGAACACTTGAGCGCAATCCTGAAAGTTGGCTGAAGGATCACTACGTCAAGAGCTACGAAGTCTACCGTCCCTATTCGAGGGACATCGCGGCGGCGTATGAGGCCGAGGAGGCGTTGCCGGAGGACAAGCGGAGACTCTATGCAGACGCCTTGAAACAGATGACCGTTCCTGACCGGGCGTTTGGGCCGGATTACTACTGGGATTTTGCCCACGCATCCCCGCTCGACCGCTGCAAGGCGCTGCTGATGACCCTGAACGGGGAGAACGTGTGAAACGCAACCTCGCACAATTCAACGTCCCTGCCCGCTTCCTCAACGCCTATGCCAAGGACTTCCCGCCCACGATCCGCAACCAAGTGGGCGACCCGGCCAAGGTGGACAGCTACTTCATCACGGGGCCAGTGGGCACGGGCAAGACACGGCTGGCCGTGGCGATCCTGCGGAAGTGGATCGACGGCGGGCGTGCGGAAAAGGCCGTTGGACGTGGGGACGTGCGACCCATGGAAACATCTGCCCTGTTTGTGAGCTTGCCGGATCTGCTCGAGGGAATCAGGGCGAGTTTCAGCCGGGAACGTGGCGACGGGCGAGAAAGTGAGGCGTCTTTGCTCTGGCCGGTCACACACGCGCAAGCGCTGATCCTTGACGACATGGGCGCGGAGAAAAAAAGCGAATGGTCGTTCAGTGTCGTCTACACGTTGATCGGGGGCCGGTACAACTCGATGCGTCCGACCATCGTCACGAGCAACATGGGCATTGACGAGATCAAGGCGTGGGAACCGCGTATCGCGTCCCGCCTTGGGTCGTATCATCAGGTGGACTTGAACGGGCCGGATAGGAGGTCGGAGGAATGAGCGACTGGTACACGGACGAGGTGAAGGCGGCGCTGGAGATCGCGCCGGTGGAGTGGGCCTCAAACAGTGACCCAAAGACAAGGCTCCGCATGTCCGGTGAGGGCGGGGTGCTTTGGCTGGAGATCAACGCACTCTCTGAAGGCAGCGCAGACGAAGACGACTGGCGCGAACTCGACGGGTACGATGACTTTGAGGCCCAGTCCCTGATCGAGAAGGCGCTGCGGGAGTGGCTGGAGGCGAAAGCCAAAGAGATGGGCGTTGGGCTGTCAATCGAGTGGCGCGTAGGCCAAGTGGTTTTCTACTTCGGCGGGAAGGACGTGTGGCGAGATAACGCATATCTTCCCGCCCTCGCCGCTGCGGTGCTGGCTGTACACAAGGAGGAAAAACCATGACACACGCTGAGATCATGGCGCTGGAGGCCGGGCCGGAGACGGATACGCTGGTGGCTGAGGCAGTCAATGGTGACATTCAGTGTGAATATGACGTGGTGGATACAAAAGGGGAAGTCGTCAAACACGTCAAGCAGTTCAAGTTTTACTCAACCAAGATCGCGGCGGCGTATGAGGCTGAGGATGCGTTGCCGGAGGACAAGCGGGAGGCGTTCGCCGAGGCGCTTGAAGATGTGTTGGGCATTCCGCCAGTGTGGGATACAGACAGATCGTTGCACCACACATGGGTGATCGCCCACGCAGCACCTATCGACCGCTGCAAGGGCGTGCTCGTGGCCTTGTTCGGGGAACAAGATGAAGAGCGTGAAGATTGACGTCAACTCGTGCGCCTTTTGTGATGCAAGCCGGAAACACGTCCCCATGCCAATAGGGGGCAGTGTGCGAGACATTGAGCGTTGCCTTGCCTCTGTGATAGCGGCGTTAAACGCTGGGGGAGTGATGACTAAAGCAAGTTGCTGCGGACATGGAAAACGCTGGGGGAACATCGCACTAGAAGACGGGAGGGAGTTGTTCGTTATTCCAGACCACCAAACGGCCCGGCGACTGGAGTTGATTTTGAATCGAGAGAAAAAGGAGAGGGGCGATGATGCGTAATCATCCCGTAGCCGTGCCCGTCGCCGTCGCCGCGGCCGCTTTCGTCGCCATGTCCTTTGTGTGGGAGCCGTGGCCCGAGCCTGGGGAAAGGGTCTATGTGAAGGCGGATCGTTGCATGGGGGTTGTCGTTACCTCGGAGATATCGGGCGCTTGGGTGAGAATCAGAATCCCGAAGTTGGGGAGAAACGTGTATCAGACGATTTGGCTGCGGTGGTGCGAGTTTGATCGGTTGGGCGAGGGCGTATACGTGCCGCCGAGTGTTTGGGTAAGGGAGAGGGTCGATGACTGACACGGAAAAGCGGATCGTGGAGATCAAGAGGGCGTGCCGCTCGGGTAAGCAGATAAGCGTGTTCAATACGGGGTGGCTACTTGGTCAATACGACTTCCATTCCGCGCAGATCGCCAAGCTGCGGGAGGCGTTGCTGAAACTGATACCGATGGCCAAGGAGGCGATGGACGCGGCCAATTCTGAATATGGCATTGACCACTTGTCAAACGAGGAAATGGCCGTGAGAGAGCAGTGTCTCAAGGCGCTGGCTGAAACGGAGGGCCGATGATGGAGTATGGAGAGTTTCTTGCGGGGAAGGGCGCGGCGACTGCGGACGCCGGTATCAAAGTTGAAGAGTTGAATCCGATGCTCTTTGACTTTCAAGAGGACATCACGCGATGGGCATTGCGTCGTGGCCGGGCGGCCATCTTCGCATCATGCGGACTTGGCAAAACTCCGATGCAGCTTGATTGGGCCAATCAGATCCACCTTGATTCAGGGAAGCGCATCCTGATCGTGGCCCCGCTGGCGGTGTCGATGCAGACCGTTCAAGAGGGCGTCAAGTTTGGCGTGGACGTGACCATATCCAAGGACGGCGGCAACCTGTCGCCCGGAATCACGATCACGAACTACGAGCGATTGCACCATTTCAGCCCTGACGACTTCGGCGGAATCGTCCTTGACGAGTCGAGCATTCTCAAGGGGTTTGATGGGAAGTTCCGCAAGATGGTAACGGGCTTTGCGCGATCGATCCCGTATCGCCTCGGCTGCACGGCCACGCCCGCGCCCAATGACTTGATGGAGCTTGCCAATCATTCAGAGTTCCTTGAGATCTTGACGGGCAAGCAGATCCTGGCCATGTTCTTTCGGCAGGACGGAAACAGCGTTCATTCGTGGCGTCTGAAGGGTCACGCGGAGGAATCGTTCTGGCGCTGGATGGGGACGTGGTCCGTGGCGTTGCGTGAGCCGGCCGACCTGGGATACGAAAATCGCGGCTTCAATCTGCCGCCGATCAAGTTCCACGATTGGACAATCAAGAGCGGGCCAGTGCCCGGCTTCCTGTTCGTCATGGAGGCCCGGACACTGGCCGATCAACGCGCGGCGCGTCGGGCGAGCATGCCTGAGCGCGTGGAGTGCGCGACGCGGATCGCAAACAACTGCACGGACCCATGCTTGGTCTGGTGCGACCTGAATGCCGAAAGCGAAGCGCTGACGAAGGCTATCCCCGATGCCGTACAGGTTCAGGGATCAGACAGCATGGAACACAAGGAAAACGCCCTGCTCGGATTCAGCCGAGGCGAGATCCGTGTGCTTGTGACCAAGCCTGCCATTGCGGGCTTCGGCATGAACTGGCAGCATTGCGCGCAGATGGTGTTTGTTGGAGTGTCGCACAGTTATGAGCGGTTCTATCAGGCCATCCGTCGATGCTGGCGGTTCGGCCAGACACGGCCCGTGGATGTCCACGTTATCACGGCCGAGGCCGAGGGGGCCGTTGTGGCGAACATCAAGAGGAAGGAAAAGGCCGCTGACAAGATGATGGCTGAAATTGTGAAGCACATGGACGTTTACTCGGACGTGAGCAAGCATCGGAAGCGCAACGGGATCGTTTACGAGCCTGAGGTCAAGATGGAGCTTCCGACATGGCTCAAGACAGGAGGAATCAATGGGCGCGGTCATTGACCAGAAGTCGGGCGAGACTTGGACGCTGTATCAGGGCGATTCGTGCGAGATCATCCGAGACGTTGCCGATGAATCAATCGGGCTGTCCGTATTCAGTCCGCCGTTTCCGGGCATGTACGCTTACACGGACAGCGACCGCGATTTGGGCAACTCAAAGAGCATGTCTGAGTTGCTGGCCCATTTCAGCTACATCATTCCCGAGATTCTGCGGATCACCATGCCGGGCCGGTCGTGTGCGATCCACTTGACACAGGAGCCGGTATTCAAGGGTCGGGATGGCTACGTGGGCCTGCGTGACTTCAGGGGTGACATGATACGGGCCATGGAGGCGGGTGGGTGGATTTTTTACGGCGAGCACACCATCGACAAGTGCCCGCAGCTCAAGGCCATTCGGACAAAGGATCATTCGCTGCTTTTCAAGACTCTGGGCACGGACAGCGCCGATTGCCGGGCCGCCATGGCCGACCATCTGATCCAGTTTCGCAAGCCGGGCGAAAACGCGGTCAAGATTCCATCGGGCAATCATCCGAGGTGGAATCCCGATGGGGGATGGATCACGGCCAATGAGTGGATCGAATGGGCCGCCCCTGTCTGGTATCGCGCTGGCGGGGCGGCCGGATACCCGGAACACGATCAGAGCACAAGCGGAATCCGCGAAACGGACGTGCTCAAAACGAAGCCGGCCAAAGAGGATCGAGACGAAAAGCACATCTGCCCGTTGCAGCTTGGCGTCATTGAACGATGCGTGAAGCTGTGGAGCGCCCCTGGCGATGTCGTATTCTCGCCGTTTGCGGGGATCGGGTCCGAGGGTTACACAGCCGTCCGCCTTGGGCGTCGATTCGTCGGCATTGAACTGAAGGCGTCATACTGGCGGGCTGCATGCGGGAATATCGCGCGCGCCGAGGCTATGGGCGATCAGGGCACGCTATTTGGGGAGCATTTAGAATGACCGCAGCCGCGTCATTCGTGATTGCCGGATGCGTGATGCTTGGGAGGTAGGCCAATGGAAACGGGAAAGGCGACAATCACGTTCATTGATCGCGGGTTTTTGTGCGACGTGGAAGATATCAAGATTGATCTGCCGAAGGCTGAAATTACGGGCGCGGATGTTGTGGCCTGCTGGAAAAGCCTATGCGATCCGGGTATCTGTGTGGAGGCCGCAATACCAATACATCCATTCGCTGTAGAGTGGCTTCGCAAATGGTGGGTGGGTTTCAGGAACAGCCGGATGCTCATGCGTAGGGCCAACAGGCGGCGCGTGAGACGGCAACGGGCTTTGATAAGGAGACGGTGATGGATGAAGACCGGGTCTGCCCCACCTGTACTTGGTGGCACTATCTCACCGACACGGACGCGTTGTGTAAGCGCCATGCGCCGGTTGTGATCCAGTCTGGGCCAGATGCAGGAATTACCGAATGGCCGATGACGGAACCTGAAGATTCCTGCGGCGATTGGGAGGCCGTGCCTGTGCATGGGGATGGAAAGGAAAAATGATGAGCGGAATGAACGTGTTGGAAAGCATTGGCCTTCTGGCGATTATCTTCGTGTTCTCTCTTGGGGTGGCCGACATCCTCCTGTGGGTTTGCCGGCTGGGGCGGCATGAATACGCCAAGAAGCCTTGACACCGTAACCCGCATCGGCTATAATGCGCCCCGATGAAGGATGCTGAATGGGAGCAACACAGATGCGATAAGTGTAACACCCTCCTGGCGAAGTCTCGCAACGGTCGCATTGCGTTTCAGAGTTCAAGGTTGGAGGTTATCGCCTACCTGCAAGCCGTAATCACATGCAGGAGGTGCAACATCAAGAAGCAAGTCGTGACAATGCGCGACTGACAACACGGCACAGATCGGCCAGAGCCGGCATCACTATCCCAGTGGTGCTGGCTTTTTCTTTTGCCCATGCCCACAAGACCACTGACCCATGTGCAGCGACAGAGACAAGCAGGCCCAAGGCCAGACACAGACAACCGGCCAAGCGCTGCAAGGCGCGGGTATGACCGACGATGGCAATCCGTGCGAAAGATGCAGCTCGGGCTTGAGCCACTGTGCCGTCACTGTCGTGCCTACGGGCAGACGGTACCTGCAACGGAGGTCGACCATATCAAGGCCAAGCGCAGCGGGGGGACGGACAGCTTGAATAATCTGCAATCGCTGTGCAAGTCGTGTCACTCACGCAAGACAGGGACAGGGGAATGATGGACACCCAGACGCAGGGATTTATCACGATGGGCCTTGGCGGTGGTAGGGGGGGCGTTTTTTCTGGAAACGTCCGATCTGTAGACCGGAATTCAAACTTTGTCTTTTTTTTCGAGGGTTAGAGACTTGCCCGGACCCCCAAAAGTCCCCACTAACGTGCTTGCCATGCGCGGTTCGCCCCTGGCCGGCAACCGGGCCAATGAGCCCGTAGCGGACCGTACCCGCCCCCGCCGGCCGGACTGGTTGGGCAAGGGCGCGAAGAACATCTGGCGTCGTCTTGTTCCGCAACTTGAGGCCATGGGCGTATTGGCCATCTGCGACCGGAACGCCCTGGCCCGGTATTGTGATTTGGTCGATCGATACATCCAGGTGTCGACAACGCGCATGGAAGGCCAGTTGAACGTCTTGCTAAAGCTGACGCCGGTCTTGATCCGGCTTGAACGCGAGTTCGGCCTGACCCCATCTGCCCGCGCCGGCCTGTCCATTGAGACGGTCAACCCACGGGAGAATCGCGGCAAGGGCGTAGAGAGGCACTTTGACACTGCCTAAGATCCCGGCAAAGTGGCTTGCCATCATCCAGGGAATCCCCGGATACGACCCCGTAGCGACGGCCGCGCCTGGGGACTGGTTCGATCCTGCGGCCGCATTGACGGCCATCGAGTTCATCGAGGAAGCCTGTACGCACGTCAAGGGGGCCTTGGCCGGCCAGAAGTTCATCCTTGAGCCATGGGAGCGGGCCATCGTCGCCAATCTCTTCGGCTGGAAGCGTGCGGACGGGATGAGGCGATACCGCGAGGGCTTTGTGTTCGTGCCCCGCAAGAACGGGAAAACGACTCTGATCGCGGCTCTTGTCTTGGCGGTCATGTTCACAGACCACGAGCCCGGCGCGGAACTGTATTCCGCCGCGGCAGACCGGGACCAGGCGTGCCTCGTGTACGATCAGGCCAAGGGCATGGTGTTTCAGTGCCCCGAGATGGAACGGCGCGTCAAGGTCTACTCAACCGGGAAATCCATCGTGTACGCCAAGGAAGGCACGAGTTACAAGGCCATTTCGGCCGATGCAAATACGAAGCATGGGTACAATACGCACTTTGCCGTCATCGATGAGTTGCACGCGCAGCCGAACGCCGATCTTGTGGACGTGCTCCTGACGAGCACGGGCAGCCGGTCACAGCCGATGATCGTCCATATCACGACCTCTGACTTTGAACGGCCGTCCGTGTGCAACCGGAAGCACGACTACGCCAGCAAGGTCCGTGACGGGATCATTGAGGATCGCGCGTTCCTGCCGGTGATCTACGAGGCATCGATTGACGACGATTGGACGGACCCGGAGATCTGGGCCAAGGCCAACCCCAACCTTGGCGTCTCCGTGAGCCCGGAATACCTGGAACGCGAGTGCAAGCGGGCTCAGGAGTCGCCGGCCTATGAAAACACGTTCAAGCGGCTGCATCTGAACATCCGAACCGAGCAGGATGTCCGGTGGCTACAAATGGACAAATGGGATGAATGCGCCGGAGCCATTGAGGATGTGGATGGTCAAGAGTGCTACGCGGGCCTTGACCTTGCGAGCACGACCGATATCGCCGCCCTTGAGTTCTACTTCCCGCACAACGGCGCTACCGTAAGTCGATATTGGATTCCCGAGGAAAGCGCACACACGCGGGAACGGCGGGATCGGGTCCCCTATCTCACATGGGCGCGCGAGGGCCTTATCAAGTTGACTCCTGGAAACGTGATCGATTACGACGTGATCCGAGAGGATATCCGCGAACTTGGGACGCAATTCAACATCCGGGAGATTGCCATTGACCGCTGGAACTCGACGCAGCTTACGACGCAACTCGCTGGCGACGGGTTTGAGATGGTCCCGTTCGGCCAGGGCTTCGCGTCCATGTCCGCGCCCACGAA